GAGTATAATTATGGGTGGGAAGGTATGTCTAGAATATCCTTCTATTCATCTTTAAAGGCCGGTCTCTCTCAACTGGCCTTTATCTTTTCAAGGATACAAAATGCCACTTAAAAAAGGTAAATCACAAAAGACAGTATCAAAGAATATTAGTATGCTTGTCGGTGAGGGTAAGCCACAAAAACAAGCTATAGCAATCGCACTATCAAAAGCTAGTAAATCTAAAAAGAAAAGGAAATGATATGTACGGCAAAAAACCAATGAAAAAAGCTACAAAGAAAAAACCAATGAAGAAGAAATACTAATGGCTAAAGGAGTACCACACTATTTACCTAGCGGTAGATTATATACAGGTAAAACCCATAAACACAATGGCAGACTAATGTCTGGTGCTACACATACAGCTAGCAGTAAATATTTAACACACAGAAAACCGAAGGCAAAATAATATGGCAAAGGCTGGTCTCTATGAAAATATCAGAAGAAAACGTGCAAGAATCAAAGCAGGAAGCGGAGAAACTATGCGCAAACCAGGAACAAAAGGCGCACCCACAGCCAAAGCCTTTAAGCAAGCAGCGAAAACTGCAAAGCCTGTTAAAAGACGTGGGTGATTGTGTATGAAGAAAGATAGTAGATTATCTAGAGTTGGTGTATCAGGTTATAACAAACCTAAACGCACACCTAGCCATCCTACTAAATCTCATGTGGTCGTTGCTAAAGACGGAGACCAGGTGAAAACAATACGCTTTGGTCAACAAGGTGTAACCGGTGATAGAAAGATGACAGATAGAGCTAAGTCATTTAAAGCACGTCATGGTAAGAATATAGCAAAAGGAAAAATGTCAGCTGCCTATTGGGCAAACAAAGTGAAGTGGTAGAAAGTCCATGCACTTATGAGTGCCACGTTATAGATGATGAATGTATCAGTTGTAAAAGAACAGTATCAGAAGTTATGAACTGGACAAAGTTGACCGATGAGCAAAGAAAAGAGATAATGGATAGATGCTCACAACAGAAAAGATTAACATATTCGTAGGATACGATGGTGTAGTAGAACCTGTAGCTTATCATGTGTTTTGCCAAAGTGTCATAGAGAAAGCAACCATACCAGTTAGCTTTACTCCACTTGCTCTAAATACATTAAAAGGTTATACAGAAACACACAAAGACGGAAGCAACGCATTTATTTACAGTAGGTTCTTAGTACCATACCTCTGTGATTATAAAGGTTACGCTATCTTTGTTGATGGCGATATGCTTTGTCGTGCAGACATAAAAGAGTTAATGGATATTATAGACCCATTGGCGGCAGTCTCAGTCGTAAAACACGACTACAAAACAAAATACCCGACTAAATACCTAGGTTATAAGAACGAAGATTATCCTAGAAAGAATTGGTCGAGTGTCATGGTATGGAACTGTGGACACTTTAAAAACAAACAACTCACACCTGAAATGATAATGAATTCTACAGGTGCAGAATTACACCGATTAACATGGCTAGATAATGAGTTTATAGACTTAATTGGTGAGATACCCAAAGAATGGAACTGGTTAGTAGGGGAATATGATTACAACCCAGATGCTAAGTTAGTTCACTTTACAATAGGCACACCATGTTTTACAGACTATAGTCGTTGTGACTATGCAGAAGAATGGGCATTTACTTTAGACAATCTATTAATACCAATGGACATATAAAATGGCAGACGAATTAAGAGGATATATTCCTATAACAGAGGATGAAAAGCTGTTAGCAGAATACTATGCTCAATTTGAAAATCCATTACTTGGCGCTAATGTTACTGCAAAACAAAATACTCCCATTGGATTATTAACAGGAACTGTTGGTGGTAATTACGATGTAATGCCAAATGTAGTTAATCCATATGCAGAAGCAAATTTATATGGTGATGGTTATAATGTAAGAGCAGCAATGGATGATTATGTAAAAACATTATCAGCAGGAACAGGTAATGGTTATATAAATGCTTTTGGTGAGGTTGTAAGAGGTAAAGATAATTCTGATTTTGATAGCACATCTTATGGTGGAAACGTAGGAAATGTATCAGGAAGAATTACACAAACACCATATGATATAATTAAATCATTAGGTTATAATACGCCAACATTCAATGCAAATGTTACACAAGATATGTCAGGCACATCTGTAGAAGCTAATAAAATATTAAATATGCTAGGTGGACAAGGATTATTAGGCGCATATAAAAACCCATATGATGAAGGTATTAAATTTATGTGGGAAAGAGAATTTTAATCAACCAACCTATATGGAGTTGAAGTGCAAATAGAGCAAAAATTAATAAGTGATTTAATCCCTTATGCAAATAACGCTAGAACACATAGCGATGAACAAGTTACGCAAATAGCATCTAGTATTAAAGAGTTTGGATTTAATAACCCAATACTAATAGACAAAGACAATGGCATCATTGCTGGTCATGGTCGTTTAGAAGCAGCTAAAAAGTTAGGATACACAGAAGTTCCTACTATTAAGTTAGAACATCTTACAGACACACAACGTAAAGCATTTATTTTAGCTGATAATCGTATTGCACTGAACAGTGGTTGGGATACAACGTTACTCTCATTAGAGTTAAAAGAATTAGATACAGAGTTAGACCTTACATCGTTAGGTTTTGATGCTAAAGAGATAGCAGCATTATTAGCACCAGAACAAGTAGAAGGTAATACAGACGAAGATAGCGTACCAGATGTACCAGAAGAACCTATAACTAAACCAGGCGATATATATAAGCTAGGCAATCATAGGTTAATGTGCGGTGATAGCACAAGTATAGATGATGTTGATAAATTAATGCAAGGAATATATCCTGATTTAATACACACCGACCCTCCATACGGAATGAACGCAGTATCAAAATCAGGTGTATTAAGTAAAAATTATAAAACAGATATAATTGGTGACGATAATCCTGACATTGCTAAAGACGCATTTAATTTGATACATGGATTATATCCTAATGCAAAACAAATATGGTGGGGTGCAAATTATTATTCATCTGTATTACCTGACAGCGAATGTTGGTTAGTATGGGATAAAAATAATGGTGAATCAGACCAAACAGATTGTGAATTAGCATGGGCAAACTTTAGAAGCGTTGTCAGACAATTTACCAAAGCATCAGAAAAAACTAATCGTGTACATCCAACACAAAAACCAGTAGCATTAATGGAATGGATAATTAAACGATTTAATTTAACATCAAAAACTATTGCAGATTATTTTGGTGGTTCAGGTTCAACATTGATTGCAGCAGAAAAACATAATATACAAGCATTTATTATGGAATTTGACCCTAAATTTTGTGATGTAATAGTAAAACGATGGGAAGATTTTACAGGTAAGAAAGCAGAATTATTAACGTAACCAACTGAAAGTATTAACTTTCGGAGTTATAAAAGGAAACTAAAATGGCACAAGGAGTTCAGCACGAACCAACCGATGAGAATAGAGCATTAGTTAAGTCTCTATCTGCTATGGGTACAAGGTATGTTGATATAGCATTAAAGCTAGAAATTAATACAGACACACTTACTAAATACTATAGCCAGGAGTTAGAGTTAGGTCGTATAGAAGCTAATGCAAAAGTAGCGCAAGGTTTATATAACCAAGCTATTAATGGCAATACATCAGCAGGTATGTTCTGGATGAAAACTAGAGCCGGTTGGAAAGAAACACAATCACATGAAATAACAGGCGCAAATGGTGCTGAGTTAGGTATTACAGTTGAGTTTGTAAGGCCTGAAAAGAAAGATGAATAAAGCACAATTTCCTGATAAGTTAGATTACTTATTTGAACCACACCGATATAAGGTTGCTTATGGTGGTCGTGGTAGCGGTAAGTCATGGGGATTTGCAAGAGCATTATTAATACAAGCAAGTAAAAAGAATAACCCATTACGTATATTATGCGCTAGGGAAATACAACGCTCTATTAAACAATCAGTTCACCAACTGTTATCAGACCAAATACAAGTATTAGGTATTGGTCATTTGTATGAAGTATTAGAAACAGAAATACGTGGTGTTAATGGTTCACATATAAGTTTTACAGGTTTAGCAAATAATACTGTAGAATCTATTAAATCATTTGAAGGTGTAGACATATGTTGGATTGAGGAAGCTCAAACAGTATCTAAACGCTCATGGGATATATTAATACCAACCATTCGTAAACCTGACTCAGAGATATGGGTATCATTTAACCCTGACTTAGATTCAGATGATACATATAAACGATTTGTTATAGACCCACCGGATAATTGTAAAGTTGTTAAAGTAAACTGGTCAGACAATCCATGGTTTCCTAAAGTACTAGATGCAGAACGATTACACAGTAAAGCTACCTCAGATGATTACGATAACATTTGGGAAGGTGAATGTAAGACAGCCGTTGATGGCGCTATCTATGCTAATGAAATAAGAGAAGCACAAGAGAATAAACGTATTACAAACGTTCCGTATGACCCAGAATTAAAAGTCCACGTGGTCATGGATTTAGGTTGGAATGACAGTATGTCAGTTATTCTATGCCAAAAAGGTGTATCAGATTTACGTATTATTAAATACATAGAAGATGACCATAGGACATTAGATAGCTACTCTGCTGAACTTAAGAACTTACCCTATAATTGGGGACAGATGTATTTACCGCATGATGGCCAAACCAAAGACTTTAAGTATGGCACATCAGCAGAAGAAATTATGAGACGACATGGTTGGGATGTACGTATCGTTCCTAGACTAGATGTTGAATCAGGTATCAAACTAGCACGAATTAACTTTCATCGTTGTTACTTTGATAAATCAACAGAGCGTTTAATAGAGTGTCTTAAACACTATAGACGTTCTATTAATGCAACAACGAATGAACCAGGCGCACCACTACATGATGAATACTCTCATGGTGCTGACGCATTTAGATATTTATGTGTATCTGCTGATAAGTTCTCTAATGAGACATGGCAACATCAAGCGATACATTATCAAAACCTAGGAATTGTTTAATGTTATTAGCCCAAGAATATGTCCCAGACTTATCCGAATACAAGGATAGGTTTATGCGTACTCCGCTAGGATTGCTAACACAAGGCAATGTATCCGGAGCAGTGGATGAATTAGGCGCAGCTGCACAAGGCAGAGTCCAGGCAATGATGAATCCTGAAACAGCATTACAAACTGGTTTTGATTTTATGGGTGGTGGTCTATTGGGAACTACAAAGTTAGTTAATAAAACACAAATGGAATTAGCTAATGAAATAGCATCTAAAAATGCAGAGACAATGTTAGGCTTACCTAAAGGTAATACTGCTATGGATAGAGCAAAAGCTATGGGATTCGATGTAGATAATCCTGTTTATCATGGCACATCTAAAGATATTGAAAAATTTGATAAAAGAAAATCAAGCTACTCAAAAGGTGGCGATGTAAGTAAAGGTTATTTTGTCACAGATAATCCAAACACAGCATCTATGTATGCTGGTAGAGTATTAGAAAATTATCCAAAAAATTTTCCAAATGTATTAAAGTTATATACAAATACATCTAAAACTTTTGATTATACAAATCCTGAACATTTAAGTAGATTGTCAAATGAATTAAACAAATTGCCTAGTGATAAATTTACAAGATTTGGCTATCCATCAAATGCTCAAGAATGGATGGATGATGTATCAAAAGGAAAATGGCAATTTATAGAATCTGACCCAATACATAGCTCATTAAGAAAATTAGGATTTGATTCTGCAAAAGTAAAAGAAGGCAATCAAACTAACACACAATTATTTAAAAACAAAAACATTCGTTCAATTAATGCTGCATTTGACCCAGCAAGAGCAAATGAACCAGATTTATTATCAGGAATGATTGCACTTCCTATTGGCGGATTATTAAAAAAACCAGAAGAAAAGAATAATTAAGGCAAACTATGGAAAAAATGACAGACGAAGAAATACTCAGTAAGATAGATAACGAGGAACAGATTGCATATGGTATCAACGATGCACAGTTATCATCTGAACGTGCAGAAGCTATCAATTACTATTTAGGTGAGAAGTTTGGTAATGAGGTAGAAGGTCGTTCTCAAGTTGTATCTTACGATGTCCAAGATACTATCGAATCTGCATTACCACAGTTACTAAAACCATTTGTATCCGGTGATGAAGTTGTAGCATTTGAACCAAAAGGCCCAGAAGACCAAGCTGCTGCTGAACAAGAAACAGACTATGTAAACCACATTGTGATGGAAAAGAACAATGGGTTTGAGATATTCTACGTATGGTTTAAAGATGCACTACTCTCTAAAAACGGATATGTTAAGGTTTATCACGAAGAATACGAAGAAGCAGAAGAAGAAGAATACGAAGGTTTAACTGATGCGCAATTAGATATGTTAGCATCAGATGATAATGTAGAAATACTAGAGCATGAAACATATCCTGACCCATCTGTAACACCTATGCCAATCACTCCACAAATGGTGACACCACCACAAGTTGAGCGTGATGATGGAACAATTAGCATTGAGCAAGAATCTGCACAAGCATTTATGCAACCCATGTTACACAATGTTAAGATTCGTGTTAAAGAGATGACAGGTGAGATTAAGATTAAAAACGTAGCACCTGAAAACATTATGGTTTCTGTAGATTGTAGCGGTGTAGATTTAAATACAGCACGTTTTGTTCAACATCGTGAACTTATGTCACCATCAGAAGTAGCAGAGATATTTGATGTAGACGAAGATGAATTAAATACCATTATGGCAGAACAAGATGAGTTTGAAATTGAATCTAATGCTCGTGATATTTACTCAGAACAATATGATAGAGCCGTAGACACTACAGACATATTAGTTCGTGATACATACCTCAAACTAGATGGTGAACGTCATCGTTATGTATTAGTAGGTAATCGTATCATTTATAAAGACGAATCATGCGACAATGTGCCTTTTGCTTGCATCTCTCCCATGCTCATGCCACACAGACACATTGGTCGCTCTTATACAGACTTAACTCGTGATATACAAATGATTAAGTCTACACTTATCCGTGGTCAATTAGATAATATGTATTTATCTAACAATGGTCGTTACGCTATCTCTGATAGAGTAAACCTAGATGATATGCTCACCTCAAGACCAGGTGGTATTGTTCGAGTACAAGGTGAACCAGGCGCATCTATCATGCCATTACAACACGCTCCATTCCCACCAACCTCATTCAGTATGGTTGAGTACATGGACAACATGAAAGAGAAGCGCACAGGCATTACTGCTTACAACCAAGGTTTAGATAGCAATAGCTTAAACAAAACTGCAACAGGTGTGCAACAAATCATGTCTGCTGCTCAACAACGTTTAGAGTTAGTGGCTAGAACATTTGCAGAAACCGGTGTTAAAGACTTATTTATGTTAGTGCATCGTTTAATCAGAAAAAATGTAACCAAGCCTGACATTGTTCGTATTAGAAACAAATGGGTAAACATTGACCCAAGAGAATGGAAGAATCGTAAAGACTTATCTATCTCTGTAGGCTTAGGCGCAGGTAACAAAGACCAACA